TGGGGGAAGAAGTATCATCATTTTCCAACACCAAGTCTTTAGCATTTGATGGTGTGGACGATTATGTAGATTGTGGCAATCCTGCTGAATTACAAATAACGGGTGCTTTAACTATTTCTTGCTGGGTTAAAAGTTCAGATACAACTGATTATGTATTAGTACAAAAAGATGATATAGGTGTAAATAGAAGTTATGCTTTATGGGGTAATGAATGGGGGGGTGCTCCTAAAGTATGCCAATTTATAGTTTTTAATGGTGGCTCGGCAACAAGTGTAACGAGTGCAACTGATATTAATGACGGTAATTGGCATAATGTCGTTGCCGTTTTCAATCCTTCAACTACGATGCAAATATATATTGATGGTAGTTTAGACGGGGAAAATACAACAAGCATACCTGCTTCTATTGATAATGATCCTGTTAATTTTCAAATTGGTAGGGGTGGTAATGGTGCGTATTATATGGATGGAAATGTTGATGAGGTTGCAGTATGGAATAGTGACCAAAGTGCAAACATAGCAACAATTTACAATTCAGGACAACCTGCAGACCTTACAAGTTTAAGTCCTGTTGCTTGGTATCGTATGGGTGATAAAGTTACAAGTTTTCCAACTATACCAGATCAAGTAGGTAGTAATGATGGCACTGCAACAAACATGAATATTTCAGATATTGAAACAGACGTGCCAACTTAATTAAAAAAAATATAAAATGCACAATACAAGAACATACGCAACTATCAATTTAACAGATGTTGGATTAATAGATTTTAGTCAAGTAGGCGAAAGCTCTGCATCTACAATTAGAAAGTCATTAGATGATACTCAATTTGTAATTAAATGGGAAGATGGTTATACTCCAACATTTATAACGGATAGTAGTGTAGTACCAGTACAGACCTACGATCATCACGGAATTTTAGAGCTGATGGCTACGGCTGCCTGGTCAGAGCCAATACCAGCTTAACAGATGTTTTTAGACATACATAGCGTTAATGATGTTCACTTTACGGGCAAAGATGTTATATATTTATTAACTTTTGTTGTATCTTTATTAACTGCGTGGTTTAAATTGAAGCACGATAACGACAGGCAGACAGATAAAATTAAAGCCATTGATAAGAAGTTAGATGCTTGTTTTTCTGATTCTAAAGAAGAAATTATGAATGCCAAAAACGGCAGAATAGCAATACGAAAAGATTTTGACAGGAAGCTAGAAAAAGCTTCTGATGAAATAAAAAACACTAAAGAGAACTTCACTAAGCAGATGGGAAAGATGACTGAATCCATAAATCAAGTTAAAACCGATACTGCTGAAATAAAAGGAATGATCAGTAACTTATTAAACCAATGAAAGACGTAGCTAGACAAGACATTGTAACCGCCATGAAAAGGCTTGGTCACACAGTTTATCAAAAAGATACTATTCCTTATAATCTAAATTTAGTCGGCATACGTGCTGCTAATCCCATTGTAAATGAATTTAATTGTTTGTTTACGGTGTTTTGGAAATATGAAGGACATTGGAATATATACAAGATGCAGATGACCAGCCTACCAGGACTGTATTGGTTGGCTAATCCAATGAATCCTAAAGGATGTGCTATTTTAAAGGAAGGGCAGTACAAGGGAGTCTACAAGGTGGACAAGCATAATTCAAAATACGATGCGATTTGCCAGAGGCTGGGGGACGTCACGGTTTACAGGGACGCAGATCGAGACCGAGAATATGATTTAATAAAAGGAACTGAAATGACAGGAAAGTTTGGTATTAACTTACACCGAGCCCACCCTGACTACGAGCTTGAGACAGTAGATAAGTATTCGGCTGGCTGTCAAGTAATACAAGATCCTGATGAATTTGAGATTCACATGGAGATTGCAAAAAAAGCAGCTGAGGTGTGGGGAAATAGTTTCACCTACACATTGATAAATGAAAAAGATTTACTATAATGGGAAAATTATTTGATTTTTGTGGAGGTCGTAAGACGACTTTTGCATTATTATTATTTATAGCAGTAACAGCAATATTATTTTTAGATAAATGCGACTTTAACCAATTCAGTAATTTTGTAATATGGGTATTTGGCTCATATATGATAGGAAATGGCGTAGAGCATGTTGGTAAAGGATTAGCTAAAAAGACATGATAAATGCGATCTATTGTTTTTATATCGGTGGTTTTATTTTTCATTGGATGTTCTCCACAGAAAAAACTCAATAGATTAATTAGCAAACATCCTGAATTACTACAAGGGGACACCTTAGTGGTGAGAGATACTATTGTAATACATGACTATACCGTAGACACCATAACCAGCCTTGAGTTTCATGACAGCGTTACTGTTATTGATAATTCTAAGGTTATATTAAAGTATTTTTATGACACCATTACAAGAGAGATCCACCATGAAGTTGAATGCCTTGGGAAAGAGATTATTACGGAGACGCTTGTACCGTATGACAAAATCGTTATACAGGAGCTTTCCTGGTGGCAGAAATATGGGAGTATAGTGCTGATACTCAGCTTCTTACTACTGTTCTTAATTCTAGTAAAGCGGTTTGGAAAACTATTACTTTAATTTATTATCTTTGTAACAAACTAATTACAATGGCAAAAATAGGCACATACGCAGCGGCAACACCAACATTAACGGATTTACTTTTAGGAACAGATGTCGGTTCAGCAGATGCTACTAAGAATTTTACAGTGCAAACCATTTTAGCACTAGCTTCATCAGCGGTAATTACTTTACCTGCCTATGCGACCGATGCAGCTGCGGGAGTAGGTGGATTAGCTACAGGTCAATTATGGCAAACTACAGCAGGACACAGCTTAGGTGTAGCTGGAATTGTAATGGTAAAACAATAAAATAAAATCTAATACAATGGAAAAATTAATTACAATCGTTAAATCGCCTCTGTTTATATCTACCTTATGTGGTGGAGCTGGCTTGGCGCTGCTTTTAACAGCTAACATTCTCTATGCGGGAATAGCATTCGGAATAGGTATACGTGAGTTTTTACTAGCTTTTAAGTCAGAGCAAGTAAATTAAATCAAATATAATGGAAAATAAAATGACTCAACAGGAGCAGGATGAATTACGCGAACTTCAGAAAAAATTATTTGACTCAAGGATAACTTTAGGGGATATTGAAGTAAGGATGTCTCGCCTGCAAACACAAAAAAAATCTACTCTTTTTGAGGTAGAAAACATCGCTACATCCCTTACTCAGTACCAGTCTGGATTAGATGAAAAATACGGAAACAAGAAAGTTGATTTGACTACGGGTGAATTGACATGATAATCCGTAAAATATCTATAGGCTCAGACTATAAGTCCAGCGCTATGCACTATCTGATAGGACAGACCATACTGGGAGGATCCTATACCATCCATCACATTCGCATGGAAAAAGATAATAGTATAAAAATATGGATAGAGAAAGAGGGGGAAGTGGTGCTTTGGAAAGAGTTTAATCCCAATATGCCAGTATCTATTGAATACAATATAAACTTTTAAGATGACAAACAGACAGATTGTAAAGAAAATAAAAGCGCTAGAAAAGACGCTGACCTCAGAGATGTATAAGGACATGCAAATAAGAGAAGAAATTCATCAGTTAAAAATGAAATTAAACAAAGTTACTCCAGTAAAAGATTCTCATTTTGACTGCATAGGCTGCGGATCGTGAGGTCTCCATTTCACTTTCTGGTAACTCCTTTAGGGGGGAAAAGATATGATAATACCAAAACTATTGCAGGTAAAGAGTTTATAATGAGCTCTTCACAAGAAGATCATACTACTACTAATAGGTTTGGAAGTGTTGTTGAAGTGCCTTTAAATTATAGTGGAGAGATACAAAAGGGAGATACACTGCTTGTTCACCACAATGTATTTAGAAAATATTATGACATGAAAGGAAGAGAGACCAGCGGCCCCTCTTTTTTCATGGACGATCTATTTTTAATAGACAATGATCAGTTTTTTCTTTATAAGACCAAAGACGGGTGGAAGGCTCCTAATCCCTACTGTTTTATAAGTCCTATTGAAAAGACAGAGCAAGATATTAACATTCGGCAGCTTGAAAAAGAACTTCTTGGAACCATTCGCTATACCAATAGTGTAATGGAAGACATGGGGCTATCTCAAGGTGACGTGGTTTCATTTCAGCCAGAGAGCGAGTATGAGTTTATTGTGGATGGAGAAAAGATCTACAGGATGTTTACGAAAAATATTTGTATATTATTAGAAAATGGAAATACGAAAGATTAAAGAAGATATCATAAAGGCTGGGGAGATGGCTGTTAAGCAGCTTATAAAAGTAGCGAAAGAGGAAATTATAAAACCTGATCCTGATGATGAGCTGGCGGCAGATAGACTTAAAAATGCAGCTGCCACAAAGAAGTTGGCTATCTTTGATGCTTTTGAAATATTAACAAGAATAGAAAATGAAAGGGCTCTGCTTGAAGGTAGCCAGGGACCTCAACCTCAAATACAAGGTGGATTTGCAGAACGACGATCTAAATAAAACAGAGCTCTATAGTGTTGTTAAATCCAATATACAGCCGTGGATTATAAAAGCTAATAATAAAAAAAAGAAGTGGGAGTATGGGTATAATGAGAAGTATGACATTGTTATTATCTCCAAAGATGGAACCATAGGGAAGATATATGAAATAAATAATCTTAAAATCGCCCTTCCTAAAGAGCCTGAGCGTCTAAATAAAGAAGCTAATAGGTGGGTTTCCCATGAGTGCCCAAGAGAACTCTCTAATATACGGACAATTTTTGACTGGAACAAGAGGGATAACGCTTTTAAAAACACATGGGTAGACTACATAGGAGGAGAGTTTGATAAAAGAGAAGAGGGTTATTGGTTTAAAAACAATGGAATCCCTACTTATATTACAGGCACTCATTACATGTATCTGCAGTGGACTAAGATAGATGTAGGCAAACCAGACTTCAGGGAAGCTAATAGAATATTTTATATTTTCTGGGAGGCGTGTAAGGCTGACAACAGATGTTTTGGAATGTGCTATTTAAAAAACAGACGTTCTGGATTTTCTTTTATGAGCTCTGCGGAAATTGTTAACACTGCCACCATAAAAAGAGATGCTCGAACAGGGATACTCTCCAAGACTGGATCTGATGCTAAAAAAATGTTCACCGATAAAGTGGTTCCTATCTCTAATTATTACCCATTCTTTTTTAAGCCTATTCAAGACGGGATGGACAAACCCAAGACAGAGCTGGCATATAGAGTTCCTGCATCTAAGATCACTAAAAAGAATATGTATAATAGTGAGATAGACACTATAGAAGGCTTAGACACCACTATCGACTGGAAAAACACTGATGACAACTCCTATGACGGAGAGAAGCTACTGCTGCTAGTTCACGATGAGTCTGGTAAGTGGCTCAGGCCCAATAACATACTCAATAACTGGGGTGTAACTAAAACATGTTTAAGGCTAGGGAGTAAAATTGTGGGTAAATGTATGATGGGATCAACATCTAATGCTTTAGATAAGGGAGGGGATAACTTTAAAAAACTCTATGAAGACTCTGATCCTCTTAAAAGAAACGCTAATGGTCAGACTAAAAGCGGACTTTATTCTTTATTTATTCCTATGGAATGGAATTTTGAAGGATACATAGACACTTATGGTATGCCTGTATTTAATTCTCCTGAAGAGCCAATAGACGGAATGGATGGAGAGAGCATCACTACAGGGGTTATTAATTACTGGAAAAATGAAGTAGCCTCCTTAAAGTCAGACGCTGATGCGCTTAATGAATTTTACAGGCAATTTCCTAGAAGTGAATCTCATGCATTCAGAGATGAAAGTAAGTCTTCGATCTTCAACCTAACAAAGATATATCAACAGATAGACTACAACGATTCATTGATAAAAGACAGGTATCTAACTAAAGGAAAATTTCACTGGAGAGACGGCGTAAAAGACAGCGAGGTGATATGGACGCCAGATAAAAATGGACGGTTTTTAATATCTTGGATACCTGAACCTGCATTAAGAAACAATGTATTAAAGAGAAACGGAAAGTATCTCCCTGGAAATGAGCACCTTGGCACCTTTGGGTGTGATCCTTATGATATTTCAGGAACGGTATATAACAGGGCGTCTAATGGCTCTTTACATGGCATGACTAAATTTAACATGGATAACGCTCCCTCTAATGAGTTCTTTTTAGAATACATCGCCCGACCACAGACAGCAGAGATATTTTTTGAAGAAGTACTTATGGCGTGTGTTTTTTATGGAATGCCTGCCCTTATTGAAAACAATAAAGCTAGAATACTTTACCATTTCAAAAACCGAGGATATAGGAAGTTCTGTATGAATAGGCCTGATCGCTCTTATGTTAAGCTTTCAAAAAGTGAAAAAGAATTAGGGGGGATCCCTAACACTTCTGAAGATATTAAGCAAGCTCATGCTTCAGCTATTGAGTCTTACATTGAAAAGCAAGTAGGTATGGACTTAGAGGGGACCTATAGAGATTCTACAGAAATGGGAAGCATGTTCTTTACCCGAACTTTGATGGATTGGGCGAAATTTGACATTAATAACAGGACACGACACGATGCGTCTATAAGCTCAGGACTTGCGATCATGGCTAACCAAAAGCATATTTATACACCTACTAAAGAAGAGTCAAAAATATCTGTTACCTTTGCAAGGTATAGTAATAAAGGAAACATTAGCCAAATCATTAAATAAATGAAGCAACCTATCATATCGGTAAATCCTATAACTTTCCCTAATCAACTCACTACAGATGCACAAAAAGCATCTAACGACTATGGATTACAAGTAGGAAAAGCCATACAGTATGAGTGGTTTAAGAGGTCTGGAAATAGCTGCAGGTATTACAACCAGTGGGCAGACTTTCATAAACTACGACTCTACGCTAGAGGAGAGCAGTCCGTATCTAAATATAAATCAGAATTAGCAGTAGACGGAGATTTATCATATTTAAACCTAGACTGGACGCCAGTGCCTATCATCCCTAAGTTTGTGGATATCGTTGTTAACGGCATGTCGGATAGGCTGTTTACAGTACAAGCTTTCGCTCAGGACGCCATGAGTGCCGAACAGCGAAAGGGATATCAAGACATGATAGAAGAGGATATGGTAGCTAAAGACTTTCTTCTTCAGACGCAAGAGCAGTTTGGGATAAATGCTTTTAATACTAAAGCTGAAGATCTTCCCGCTGACGACCAGGAGCTACAGCTACACATGCAGCTTAACTACAAACCTGGCATTGAGATAGCTGAAGAGGAAGCTATTAATACCATACTAGAACAAAATCATTATTCAGACATACAGAAAAGGTGTAATTATGACATTACTACTGTAGGTGTGGGATGGGTTAAGCATGAGTTTTTGCCTAATTCTGGAATAAAAGTAGACTACGTAGATCCATCAACCTTAATATATAGCTATACAGAGTCTCCTTATTTTGAGGATTGCTTTTACTTTGGAGAAGTCAAGCAGGTAGCTATTACTGAGTTGATAAAGATAAAGCCAGATATTACTAAAAAAGAATTACAAAATATTGCTGAAACCAGCTCAGGGTGGTATAATTACTATGGTATTACTAAGCAGTATCAAAATGATATTTTCCAAAAAGATATAGTAACGCTTCTTTACTTTAATTATAAGACAGATAAAAAGTTTGTTTATAAAAAGAAGTATTTAGAAAATGGCGGAGATAGAGTGATCCGTAAAGACGAAGGTTTTAATCCACCCCAAGGAACAGAAGAAAGATTTGAGCGCATAGAAAAAAGAATAGATGTATGGTATGAAGGTATATTGGTGTTAGGGAGTGACTATTTATTAAAATGGCAATTAGCTAAAAACATGGTCAGACCTAAGTCTGCCTCTCAGTATGCACTTCCTAATTACATTGGCGTTGCGCCACGAATGTATAAAGGCGTAGTGGAGTCGCTGGTAAGAAGGATGATAACTTTCGCTGACCTTATACAGATGACACACCTTAAGCTTCAGCAGGTAATAGCTAAAGTAGTCCCAGATGGCGTATACATAGACGCAGACGGACTAAATGAAGTAGACTTAGGTACAGGGGCCGCTTATAATCCAGAGGACGCTCTTAAGATGTATTTTCAAACAGGTAGTGTGATCGGAAGAAGCTTTACCCAAGACGGAGAGTTTAATCACGCACGTATACCTATTCAGGAGCTTAACTCCAATAGCGGACAAGCAAAGATGGCTAGTCTTATAAGCACCTACAATCATTACCTTAATATGATAAGGGATGTAACGGGACTCAATGAAGCTAGGGATGGCTCTACTCCAGATCCTAATGCTTTAGTGGGAGTACAAAAGCTAGCGGCATTAAATTCAAATACTGCTACACGACATATTCTTGATAGCAGCTTATTTATAACTAAGAAATTATCGGAAGCATTATCCTGCAGAATAGCAGATGTGCTGGAGTATTCAGGATTCCGAGAAGAATTTGCTAATCAAATAGGTAAATACAATGTTAATATTTTAGAAGACATTTCTAATCTATACCTACATGACTTTGGTATTTTTATAGAAGTCTCTCCCGATGAAGAACAAAAGGCACAGCTGGAAGCAAATATTCAGATGGCGCTAAGTAGAGACCAGATAACTTTAGAAGATGCTATAGATATCCGTCAGCTTAAAAACATCAAGATGGCTAATGAGCTATTGAAGGTAAAAAGGAAAAACAAAGAAAAGCAGGATGTCGATAGGGAAAACCAAAAGATGAAGATGCAGGGCGACATAAACATGCAATCCCAGCAGGCAGCAGCACAGGCGGCGATGCAAAAGTCACAGGCAGAAATGCAGGCTAAAATCCAAGTCAAGCAGGCCGAGATAGCCTTTGAAATAGAGAAAATGAATGCAGAGGCTGACCTTAAAAAAGAGCTGATGGCTGAGGAATTTCAGATGAATATGCAGCTAAAAGGGATTGAGGCAGACGCCTTAAAAACCAGGGAGAACGAAAGGGAGGTAGCTAAAGACAGTAGGATATCACAACAAAATACTCAGCAATCTAAGCTGATCCAACAGAGGAAACAAGATCTTCCGCCTATAAATTTTGAATCCAATGAAGACAGCTTAGATGGCTTTGATTTAGCAGAATTTGAACCTAGGTAAAAATATGGAAAAAGTTTCTTAACTTTGTAACTAACTAAAATCAAATCAAATATAATGGATGGTATTAAAGTAAGAGAAGTTAGCGGAGACCAAGAAAAGTCTTCACAGCAAATCGAACAAGAGCTTCTCGCAAAACACGAACAGCAAACTGAGGGTGCTGAGAAACCTCACGATGAAAATGTGGAAGTGGTAATAGAAGGTGCCACAAATGATCAACCCATTACAGAGGTAGGGGTTGAAACAAAAAACGAATTAGGGGACAGCGATGTTCTTTCATATATTAAAGATAGATATAATAAGGATATTAATTCTATTGATGATTTGCTTACGCAAAGGGAAAATAATGAAGATCTTCCAGAAGATGTATCAGCTTTCCTTAAGTATAAGCAAGATACTGGCAGAGGTCTTACGGATTTTATGAGAATGAATCAAGATCTTGACGAATTAGAGCCAGATAAGTTATTGGCAGACTACTGGTCTGAAACCAAGACTCACTTAGATAATGATGACGTAAAGTTTGAGTTAAATAACAGGTTTGGGTATGATGAAGATTTAGATGAAGAGGCGGATGTAAGAAAGATCAAGATTGCCAAGAAAGAGGAGCTTGTAAAAGCTAAAGAGTATTTTAATAAACAGAAGGAGCAGTATGGTGCGCCGCTTGAGTCAAGTGGATCCCAAGCTACGGAAGAAGAAAGAAAAAACTTTGAAGCTTACAAGGAACACGCTCAGAAAGAGGGTGATATACAAGAGCACAACAAGAAAAGACAGGAGTTCTTTTTAGAGAAAACAAATGAGCTGTTCTCTGATGATTTCAAAGGTTTTGATTTCACCGTAGGAGAAAAGCAAATGGTTTTCAAGCCTGGTACGCCAGAGCAACTAAAAAAATCTCAGTCTGATGTAACTAACTTCATCAACACACATGTTAATGAGGATGGCTATGTTAAGGATGCTAATGCATATCACAGGTCTTTAGCTGTTGCTATGAATCCAGAGGCATTTGCCAAGTTCTTTTATGAACAAGGTATGTCAGATGCAATAGGCGATGTAACACGGGAGTCTAAAAATGTAGACATGCCTGTGAGAAAGTCGCCACAAAGCGCATCTAAAGGAGGACTCACTGTAAGAGCTATAGAGACCACTCATGGATCTGGGCTACGAATAAAAAGTAGAAAATAATTAATTAACTAAAAATTTAAAAAAATGGCAGGTTCAGTCGCAGCTAGTCCGACGTATAGTTTAACTCCGTCCGCTAGCAAATCAACACTACCAAATAATTATCTGACAAGTGCAGAATTTACTTGGTTACAACAGTACTTACCTGATACCTATGAAAAAGAATTTGAGAGATATGGAAATAGATCAATCTCAGCTTTTTTAAGGATGGTAGGTGCTGAACTTCCAACAAACTCTGACCTTATTAAATGGGAAGAGCAAGGAAGATTACATACAAAATACGAAGGAGTGACTACAGTTACTGCTGATGCTTCAGATACTGCGGTATTAGCTATTACGGCTCACAACTTAAGAGTAGGTCAAACTATCTTAGTATCTGATGGTACGGCAGGATCTTCAGCTAGTAATAAAGCAATTATTACTATTGCGTCTAACGCAAATGACGTGACGGTAGCTTATTATGAAGCTGGTGGACAAGCAGCAGGGATGCAAGCATCTACTAACATCATAGTTTTCGTTTATGGTTCTGAATTTAACAAAGGAGCAGACGGAATGGACGGTTCATTAGAAGCTGATCCTAATATCTTTTCTAACAAGCCGATTATTATCAAAGACAAATATGTTGTCGCTGGTTCTGATATGGCTCAAATTGGATGGGTAGAAGTAACTTCTGAAAATGGAGCTTCAGGATACCTATGGTATATTAAGTCAGAGCATGAGACTCGTTTAAGATTTGACGATTATCTTGAGATGGCGATGATTGAAGGTGTTCCAGCAGGAGTAGGTTCAGGTGTAGAGGCTCT